AAAAAGTACCTACCCCCGGCTGGCTGAACTATGAAAGATACGGGACTTTCGCCAATATCTACGCCGGTGCGCCCGCAGAAAAAGCCTATGCGTGGACGATAGCACAGGTCAAGAGCATTTTGAAAGAGGAAACCTACATCGGTCACAGCATTCACAACAAGCAGAGCAACATTTCATTCAAGAACAAGAAAAAGGTGCGGAAGCCGCAGGAAGAATGGTATCGTGTGGAAAATACCCACGAAGCCATCATTTCTGAAGAAGTGTTCCAAAAAGTTCAGGAGCTGATTGCAAGCAGACGCAGGAAACGCAGAAACGGTACGACACAGATTTTCGCAGGATTGATAAAATGTGCAGACTGCGGATGGTCTTTAGCCTATGGGGAAAACAAGCAGAATAAGAACCCATACGGGTACTACCATTGCAGCAAGAACGGGCAGGGATTACGCCAGTGTTCCATGCACTATATCCGCTATGATGTACTGTATGCCTATGTGCTTGCAAGACTGCAATACTGGTCTATGCTGGCACAGAAAGACGAGGACAAGCTGCTGAAACGCCTGCTCAATGCCAGCGACAGGGAAAGAAACTCTGCGAAGAAAAAGCAGGCTGCGGAGCTGAAAAAGGCAGAGAAGCGTAAAGCCGAGGTTGACGGGCTGTTTGCTAAAATGTATGAGGACTGGTCTGCCGGACGCATAACCGAGTATAACTTCAATATGCTGTCCGAGAAGTACCAGAACGAGCAAAAGGAGCTTGAAACAAAAATAAGACAGCTTCACGAAACGATGGAAGCCGCCGTACAGACCGCAGCGGATGCTGAAAAGTGGATTGCCCTGATGAAACAGTATGTCAACCCTGTGGAGCTGACCGCCGAACTTCTGAACACTCTAATTGAAAAAATAACCGTCCACGAAGCTGTCAAGGGCGAGGACGGAAGCCGTGAGCAGGAAGTAGAAATCTACTACCGCTTCATCGGCAAAATCGACTGACCTTTCTTTTTTACCCAACAATATCTTTAATTAAGGGAGACGGGGCAAATCGAGCCGTTCACGCCGAGATATTCAAAGGCAATATCCTGTGTCAGACTGTCAATCCAATCTCTTAAATCTTCACTTTTCATAAGATGTCCGCATTCTCCTTTCTCTCCTGCTCCGTCAGTTCTCTTGCAGGTCTGTCGGTGATTTTTCCATCTTTCCGGATATTTCAGTATTTTGTAAATAATTTTGAAATTATCCATTGTTTTCCTCCTGTGCAGCACTCAGTACCACATGACCGTCTTTTCCTCCGGCACACTATCCTGCAACGCTAATTTTTCCAAACAGGCAACCGCATGACCGAGGTAAACAGGAAAATCCTTGTCATACTCAGAAAGTTTGCTGTCTACTATCTCTCCACTCTTAATATCAACAGAAACCGAGCCTAAAACACCGCTATTTTCGGGGTCATACTCTGCCGAAATGATACCGTTATTCATTTTTATATTTTTTAATTTTAGCATAGTATTCACCCGCTTCTTTTGCATAATTATATTTCTGAGATGCTATGATATGCGCTTCATCCTGTGGCATTCCTTCTTGCATCAGTTCTCTTTCCAGGATTTCATGGTTAAGCAAAGTCATATCATGCAATTCCGGTTTTCCGTCAATCAATCTTTGCCACGATTCCGCCATCATATAATCGGGAGCAAAATATTCCGGCTCTTTTCCGCCCAAATCATGCTTTTCCATAAAAATATAATACTTAATCGCGCGTATATCTTCTTCTGCAAAACCGGTTGCCTTCGCTATTCTCGAAACATCCGTTTTCATGCTGCGAACCAATCCGTAGTACCGTTCTGCGTGCGCTCTGGCTTCTTTGCTATGAGGATTCCTTGCCCCACTCACAGCACCTGATTTCATTATACCATTCTTTATTGATTTTTCAACGATTTGTCCCTCCAGTATGCCGCCTTTCCCCACAGCAGCCCTCATCCCATCCGCCTTCAATCCCGTCTGTTCCAGAAAATCCTTCTGCCTTCTGTTCCATTCCGTTATCTTGGCGGATGCCTCGCTGCTGTCCAGTCCTGCCGCCTGCAGGGCGTTTTGTTCCCGTTTCCATCTGCGGATATTTCTTTCTATTTTTCGCTGCTCCTGCAACGCCTCGTATTCGGTCATTTTTACGCCGTTATACTCGTAATCCTTCGCCTGATACTCCTTCAGCAGTGCCTTGTCATATGTGCGGCTCATGCCCTCAAACCAAGGTCGAAAGCTGTGTGAGCAGTTCCATCCGCCCAGACCTGCGCCCGTCCCATAGCCTGTGGTTTTCACAAAATCGGGATACTTTCTGCTTTTTCCGCTCCTGCTATAGATGCCGCCCTGCCATTCTGCATGGGAGGGTCTTGCCCCTGCGTGCGCGGAAACCTCCACAAGGTCTGCACCCATTTCGTCCGCTCTGGCATCCTGCAAGCGAAGTGCCGTCCGGTTCACACCCGTTACCACCGCCCGTCTGACTGCCACCTCTATGGTATCCGTCCGCCCGGTCGGGTATCGGATTGCCCCCACGCCCTCGGCGGAAAGCTGCTTGATGGTGCTTCGGATGGCGGTGTTGTAGTCCATGCCGCCCAGCGTAATCTGCATATAGGCACGGTCAAGTGCCTGTTCAAATTGGTGTGCGGCGGTGCGTGCCGTTGTCAACGTCAGATTGCGAAATGTGCCGGAGGTTTTCTCGTATCCTGCCTGCAATATCTTCTGCAAGTCCTCAGATGCCGAAACAGGCGGCGGATGGAGTCCCTGCCTGCAATAAACCGCATCATCGGATTTCAGTGCCGCTGTGCCTGCCTCCTGCATCAGCTGCCGCAGCTCCCTGTCGGCTCTGCCCGTCAGCGTTTTCAGCCTTGCCAAAATCTCCTCTCGCACCATCCCTGCCTCCTCAAGCATTTTCGCCTGATGCTCCACCGCAGGAATCCAGTAATCGTATGTGCTGATGCGCCTTGCCATATCCGCCAGTATGTCCGCCTCCGCCTGTGCGTACAGCTTTATCATGCCATCCGGCACACGCTGTAAATATTCGGGTTTCAGCATCCCTCATCACTCCCCAAAATCAAGCGTATCCTGCGCAGGAATATAGTCCTTTGCCTCCTCCTCGGAAATGCCGAAATACCACGCCAGCAGCTTTTCGGGCTTGAGGATATTTGCATCCACCATAGCCTTCATCTGTGCATATTCTGCGCCTGTATCCGTCAGCACACCGTCCCCCCAGTTGAAGGTAACCTCGTACTCCCCATCGGGTGCAAGCTGATATAGGCTTGTGTAGTAGTCCATCACCCAGACCAGATGCTCCAACGCTGTCTGTAAGGACTTCTGGATATTGCAGACCGCCGCATAGCTGCGTTGCTTGCTCATGCGGATTTCCTCCGCTGTCTTTTCCTGATTCTGTGGATCGGATAGGGTGCCATAGGAAAGATTGCAGTTAAACTCAATCCGCCGCAGCAGCTGATTCAAGCCATTGAACAGGGAAGCATCCCGAATTGCAGGGCTGAATACCTCATACAAATCCCCGGTTGTCCCCTTTTCCAGATTCAGAGAGCGGAACAGTCTCTGCTTGCCGGCAGGCAGCCTTTTCCCATCCGCCTGCAATGCTCCGACAGAGGCATCCACTGCCAGCTCCGCACCTTCAAATTCCCATAGGATACGGCTGTATTGCCTGTCCGCCTGCTCCATCAGCCCCGCCGCTCTCGCACAGACCGAAACGCCCAGAGGGGATTCCGCATCAATGTGGTTCGCAAAGGGCATCTTGAAATATACAAAAAGCGGACGCTCCAAGGTGTCCCCGTTCCGGTATCCCATGACAAAGCTTTCTTCCAAATCCGCCCATTCATCCACGCTTGTCAGAGCCGCAGGCACACCCAGTTCCCCTTCTTGGTAGGAGATAAAGGCTTTATTCTGCACCGTATAGCCCGCATCCGTCAGCTGATGGCTTTCCAGTCTGGTATACCATGCACGACCCTTTTTCACACGCTCCACAAACACCGCACCAGTCACCTCTCCGCGGCTGTTGTAAGCAGTCGGAATAAATCTGTCCGCATGCACAAAATCAATCGCTATCCTTCCACCGTCCATGTAGGGCTTGAATACCAAGCCGCCCATTGCCGCCGCAAATTCTGTCTGCTCTCTCAATTTAGAAATCACAAAAGCGTAGCCTTCCTGCAAAAATGCCGCCCGTCTGCCACCGCCGCTGATTTCGCTGTGAAATTCCACAGTAACCAGTCTTGCAATCTCCGATGCAACCGCAGCGGCTAACCCAAGCGTTTCTGTGTTCTGATCTAACCAAGGCGGCTCATTGCAGAACATCTTCTGCCAGAGCGTGATGGCATCCTGCATTCCGGAGCTGATTGCCACCTCCGCACCGACTGCCCTTTTTATCGTTTCTCTCTGAAAAAACATCTGCAACACCCCCTTTACCCATGTAATAAAATTTCGCATTACTGCCCCCTCCTTTTCCAGATGGGTTCTGTGCCATACCGCACTGCGTCGATATGGTGATTGTCTCTGTCAGGATAGCCGCTGATGACTTCCCCTGCCTTGTTCCTGTCATATTCGTAGGCGGTAAATTCCTTCGCCGTATCGGGACAGCGCACCGGGTCAATCACAATCCGCACCAACGCCTGCAGCCATTTCATGCTGTAGTCCACGCTCCCCGGGCCCTTCACTGCGCCACGGCAGAACAGCCCATAGCTACGATAGTCCGCAACGCTTTTCGGCTCGGCACTGTCCGCCGTAATCAGATCTGTATCCTGCACACCATATTGCCGCAGGAGCCTTGCCGTTTCCGCATTGCCCGTTCTGTGCCTTGTCAGCTCCCCGAAGATGTAGAGCGTCCGTCTGGCAGAATCGTAGTGCATCCGGTTGAACGCCCAAGGGTCGGGATAAAAGCCCCAGTCCACGCCGTTGTAAATGTGGTCGAAGGCTGCAATCTCTGCATCGGTGATTTCCTCCACAGTTACGTTGTCGAATACCGCACCGCCGCTGCCGACCACCTCGCCCAGATATTCATGCCGATATGCCTTTTCGTTCAGCTCTTTCAGATATTCCGCCTCCTGCAAAAACGCATCCCCCAACCACGCAGGCGGCACACGCCGATAATCAGAGGTATGCACCAAGCGGTTTGCCTTCGGCTGTAAGCACTCCCGGTTTACCCAGTTGCTCTGGCTTTTCGGTGGGTTGTAGCTGTAAAATACAAAAAAACTGCTGCCGCCACGCACCAGGGATTGATTGATGGTGCGGATTTCCTGCATCCCTGCAAACTCGTCCGCCTCCTCGTACCAGATGTATTTGCAATAACCCTTTCGGAATTTCGTAGATTTGATTTTCTTCGGCTCGTCCGCCCCACGAAAGAGTATTCTCTGTCCTGTCGGGATGTACGAAAGCTGTAACGGACTTAGCTTTGCTTTCCACAAATGCTCTACACCCAATGCCTCAATCGCCCAGAGCAGCTGCTCATACACACTGTCCTTCAGATTGACCGCCACCTTCCGCAGAACAAGCGCATTGGCGGCGGTGTCCTGCATCATCCCCAAGATAATCTCCACAGAGATAAAGGAGGATTTCGTAGAGCCACGCCCACCCTTCAGCCAGTAGTGCGTGTGCCGTCCTGCTTTGATGTCATGATGCACCCCGTAAAAAGAGGGCGCAATCAGCTTTGTTAAATCAGACATTCGCATCCTCCTTCGGGATATTGTCAATGATGGTAACAGGCAGAACCGCTACCGTACCAGCCGCAGAATATCGCTTCATTAGCTCCGCACCTGCTTTCAGACGGTCGCTCAGTGCCGTATCCAAGCCGAACTGGTCTTTTACCTCGCCACGCATCACCGCAGTATAAAACTCCATCACCTCATCCGCATCGGCAACGCGCTTTTTATCCTGCGCCCCCAGCCGCTCGGCTATATATGCCGAAACCTTAGGGCTTTTTAGGGTTTTCGCTGCATCCTCTCCAAGGCTTTTCGATTGATATCCTGCCTTTCTTGCCGCTTCTGTCGCATTGCCGCATTCGATATAATAATCCACAAACGCTTTCTGTTTTGGTGTCAGCTTCATGCGTCATCACCTCGGTATAAAAGGGCAAGCAGCTTTGCAATATCAACCATGCTGTAGGTTTCCAGTAAGGTCTCGTTTTTTGTTCTGCCATCTTCCAATTCTCTGCTTTCAATGACAATATATTTCGTTATCATTTTCCCAACTTTTTGGGAATACGCCTGTATCTGATTGATTTTTATTTTTCGCCCTTGCATCAGCAGGGCTTTCTGTAATTTGTAAACAGTTGTTCTTATATTCATTTTTCCGCCCCGCTTTCTTTGTAATGAAAAAGGACACCCGTTTCCAAGTGTCCCAAAAGGAGGTAATGCAAAATATCCGCCGTGTCTTGAAACCGCCTACTCGATTTCCATAGTATCACTATAGCATATTCAAAACGAACTTGCCGAACATTTCAGCATTTTTCTAAAAATCTTTCAAAATACATCCGACAGCTGTCACTGGTAGCTTTTCCACCGATTTTATCTGCCACCTCATACCATGACAGACGATCCAGTATTCTGTATTGGATAATCCGCCGCATCCTGCTGTCCGTAATTGAATTTATGTATGCCTCGACTGCGTTCGTCTGCTCCAGAAGCCGTTCCTCTCTTTCCGCCAGCTGCGCCGCATATAGTCTCAGATGTGTACTCTGCTTATCGTGCGCGGCATACGGAAACCCCTCAATGCGAATATGCCCGATTGTTCCGTCTGCCCTTGTGCCTGTCACAGAATCAATGACTGTTCCCTCCTGCCGAATTCTCGTCAGCCTGCTTTCTGTTTTCTTCATTCGCCTGCGAATGTCCTTGATTTCTTCCTGTAAATCCGCATACTGAATCAGTACATCCTTCGTCAAACTATCATCCCTCCAGCCGTTTCACCCATCTTGCTTTCTTCCTCCGGATAATGTCGTATATCTCGGCGTTATCCTCTGCATCCAACAGCAGCCCCAGTACGTTGTAGACATCCGCTGTCTCCTCCACCAGATTCTTCCTCGCCTCCTCCGCCGTCACTGGCGTGGGGTTGATACCCGTCAACGCTCGCCGCAGCTTCAATGCCGCCTGCGATAATTCCGCACATTCTTCTGCTAATTGCGCTAACAGCTCGTCCTGCGGAATGTGCTGTTTGATTTTCTCATCAAGATTCATCCTTTGTCCTTCTTTCTTTCAGATAGCTATAAACACCATAGGGCAACCAGAGCACGATAATCCATAAAAACCAAATAATCGGTGTCCATACGCTTTTTATATACTCTTCACTGAGTGTATTCAAAAAAAGACCATATCCAATCATTATGTACACGATTATCAAAATTGCCAAAATAACCATTACCAGCACTTCTCTCCTCTCTTTCTTTCCAGTGCCGCTTCTGCTTCTTCTCTTGTGAAATACAGGTTCTCATAGTCATACGGTTCCCATTCGTCAGCATACTTGACAGCCTTTACCGATACATCCTGCACCTTGTGCTCGCTGATATAAAAATAGTGGTTCGGTACGGTTTCTTCGAGGATTTCATACACCGTATCTCCGACCTTGCAGTGCAGCACCAACAACCGCCCCTGTTCTTCCAAGTCCCTGTAGCGTTTCAGTTCCTCCAGCCAGTCAGCTTCCTGTTTAAATCCATCTGCAGTTCTTCTGACTACTCCAAATTCATCCTCCGACAGATGTTTCCGAAGCCGTTTTTCTGCCGCTCTTAACCGGTTAATCTTTTCTTCAAGCGTCATGTTCATCACTCCAATCAATCGCCTGTCCGCAATTAGGACAGAACTTATAATCGTCATAATCTACCTCGTATCTGGTTCTGCAGCAGGGGCATAACCACTCGTCAAATATAATCTCTCCATCCTCGTCATACCCATCACCTTCAAAGTCCGGTTGCTTCGGCACTTGCTGTTCCAGTGCAGAAATTGCTATACCAATGGCTCCATAATGTCTCTTAAGTTCTTCCAATGATTCCCATGATGGATTCAAGGGACTTCCGGTCTCCATAAAACGATGTTTCAAATATTCCAGAGCTTCTTTTCTTGTCATGCTTATCCCTCCTTAAAACGGCAAATCATCATCTTCTATACTTTCATCAATGGGATAGAACCCCTCCTGTTCCGCCAGTCCTATCTGCTTTGCAGGCTTGCTTTGTGCTGCTGCGGGCCTGTTCTGTTCCGGTGCCGGCTTACTTCCGCCGTTCTTTTCACTGTCATGCTTTCCTTCAGCGAAATACTGTTCCTCCACAATCACATCCGTGCTCCAGCGTTTTTTGCCTTCGTTGTCATCCCAGCTACGCACCTGCAACCGCCCGACAACAGAAACCATCTGCCCTTTTTTGAAATATTTCTCCGCAAACTCTCCCGTTTTGCCAAATGCCACGCAGTTGATGAAGTCCGCCTCAGGTTCTCCCTGCCGTTTGAAACGTCTATTCACCGCCAGCGTATATCTCGCTATGGCTAAGGGCTCCGTCCCCTGCGAATATCGCACCTCCGGCTCTCTTGCCAGCCGTCCCATCAGAATCACTTTATTCATACCTCAAGCTCCTCTCTCGTCCTGTAATTCCGCCCTTCGCCTCTGCCGATTTTGAGCTTATATTTGCCGCACCGCTGATAAATTCTGCTGCCCATGGCTTCGTCAAGCTCCATGATTTCATTCAGCCCTCTTTCCCCCGAGAAAATCGTCCGCAGGGCGCGATTGTTATACCGTGCGTTGATGATTTCAAACGCAAGATTGATGTCCCCATCGGTCGGCAGTGCGCCGTTTCTGGTTTTCAGAAAATCGTCGATATACAGCACCTCTGCCGTTTTCCATTTGTTGATTTCGCGCTCGTAGCCTTCGTCATCCGTCTTGAGTGCCTTCAGCTTGGTGGCCTCCTCCGTCCAAATCATGTAGCGCACGCCCTTGCCCTGCAGCATGAGTCGATTCGCAATGGCGGTGCAGATATGCGTTTTCCCTGCCCCGACCTGTCCGCCGATATAAAACCACCCCTCTCTTTCCTCACAGAAGCATTCCGCCGCCGCAAGGATGGATTTCTGCCAGCTCGTTTTCGCCTCGTAGGTCTCGAAGCGATACCGCTCCGCCATGTCCTGCAAACCGCTTTTTTGCAGCCGCCACTTGCCCCTGCGCTTCTCCATGCACTCGCACTCCATGGTGTATTCATACCCATCCTTCATCAAAAACACAAACCCCTTATTGCGACAAATCGGGCAGTCATACCCCGTCAGGTCGCCCCTTCTGCTGTTGTATAACGCCATCCGCTCCTCACAGGACGGTGCCGTCGTATTTTTCGCTGCCTGCATCAGTGCTTTCAGATCCAGCACGACCGCTCACTCCCTTCTGGTTTGAAGCACCTTGTCGGCAATATCCACTCACATTCTCCGAACGCTCTGCTTCTTGTCTTTCCCAATTTCGTACTGCGGCTTTCCAGTCCTTCATGCTGTTTTTTCCGACCTTCCAGCCGTTAGCGGTATAGTAATCCATGAACCGTTCCGCATTTACGCTGCTTTGCCTGCTCTTGCAGTATTCCTGCACTTCTTCAAGGGAAGGGGGTTTGAATGTGCGTGGTCTGGCAGGCTTGTCCTGCTTATCCGATACATTCACATTCACATTTTCATTACCATTATCATTTACATTTACATTAGCATTAGCATTTACATTAGGTTTTGCATCCCGTAACCTATGGTTTCCACTTTCAAAACCACTGGTTTCTTTTTTTGGTTCTTGGTTTTTACTTTCAAAACCACTGGTTTTCGGTCTGCCGCCTTTCGCACCATTCGACCTTCTCTGGTTATTGGCATCTATCTGCGGCTTTGCCATTTTCAGAACCACCTCTGCCAGTGTGCCGCCCTCCAGCTCCCTGTCGTTTAAGGCGTATTCGCACAGAAAACGCATACATTCCGCGAATTCCGCGTCCCCTAATCCCCTGATGGAATCGTAAAAGCTACGGTAAAATACAAAGCTATCTCTCTCCATCTTCGTCACCTGCCTTATCTGCAAACGGCACAGGCGGCTCATAGTCCCGGTACAGCCGCATGAAATCCGCCAACGGCATCGTCACCAGCCAACCGAAGTTGTTCTTCCGGTGAAAGACCGCCGGCAGCTCTCCCGCCCTGCTGTCTCTGACGGACTGCGCCACCGCATCCTCAAGATTCAGCCGTTCTACCCGTTTACATTCAATATGTATCCCCTCTAATCCAACTACATCCGCATCGCCGTTTGCACCGCAGTATTGCTGCCCCCGGCGGCAGTCATAGCCGTATTCCCGCAGGATACGGGCAAGCTCTCGCTCACCCCTCGCTCCCTTCTGTCTGCTGTTTGTCAATTTCATTCCCCCCTTATTTTTGCTTTGCGGAGCTTTTTCCCCACTCCTTTAACAGCATATCTAATTCCGATGGCGGGATAGTCTCAATCTGCAATGCCATACAATCCTGTATCACGCTGTCAATCAGGCGGCTCATTTCCTTTGTATCATAGGTGCTGCTGCCATAATAGGCGAACACCTTCTTGCATCCGTCCAGTGTGCTGTCCACTACCTCTGTCAGCCAGCCTGTGCCGTTTTTCTGCCATGTTTCGCAGAACCGCTCCACTGCATCGGCACGCAATGCCAGCGGCTCATATTTCCCCACAAGGCGGATATGCTTGCGGTAAACCTCCTCCTTGCTGATGCTGAGCTTGCTGTCCTGTAGCCGTTCCGCAATCTTCGTGCAAAGCACCCAGAGGTAATCATTGGCATCCAGAGAACGCTTTTTCCGTTTCTTCTTTGCCGTAATCTCTAAGGTCGGCATGCCTGCCTGCGTGATTTCATCAATACTCGCCAGCAGGCAGCTCTTTTCGTGGTGCGGCACCAGAAAGGAAAGCTCCATGCTCCCGTCCATCAGAAACTTAATGCCGTTGTATGTACCGTAAGTTTCCATCATTCGCCCTCACCCTTGTTCTTTCTTGCCGCGTAGTCCGCTGCAGCACAATCGGGGCAAAGACCGCCGAATTTATCAAAATATTCCTGTGCCGTAAAGGTTCTCTTGGATGTCTTGATTTCATCCTTCAGCTTCTGTTTGCATCTGGTGCAGTATACAGGCTCCTTCTTTTCGTCCTGACTGTATTTTGTTCTGCCTGCCGCCCAGTAAACATCCGCACCGATGCCTAATGCCTTCGCAGCCACGCCGATGGCATCCGTATACGCCATCTTGTAGCACTCGTCCGAGGTTTCGGGCGAACCCTTGAATACGTTCACCAGCATAGAGCCGCCGATGCCCTCAATGGGTCTGCTCCATTCCCCGTCCACCTTCACATACAGGTGAATCTCGCAGAAAGCAGCTACCCTGCCATCCTTGCCTTCCTCTGCCCAGATGCGCTTGATTTCCGTGTACCAGCCGACACCGCATACACCAAACAGCTCCGTCAGTTTCTGGATACGCCACATCGGGTTGATATCCGTAAAGCCGCTCAGCTTGCCGCCCTTGATGGTTTTTTTCGCCGCATCCGGCACCTCTCTGCCTGCGTTGTAATATCTCATGTTATCCATCATATCCATAAACATCTTCCCTTCTGATACAATCGTCACAACCGATGATTTCTCCATGCCTTTTGTAGAAATAGTCGCATTTCACACTGCCGCATACAGGGCACATCGGTTCTTCGGGTTCGTATTCTTCCTCTTTTCTGGGGTCTTCTGTGTATGTAAATGCCATCACAACACCTTCCTGCAAATCTCCGCAGGGAAGCTCTCCCCGTTTAAGTACCAGCAGTTCCACCAAGGGTCATACTGCCATTCTCCGCTTTTCAGCAAAGGCTCCCCGTCCACACGGTTAATCTGCATCGTGCCTGTCCAGTTTTCCATTGCATTTCCCTCCTGTTTCTGTTATTCTGTAATTGAATAATTATCCAGTCCCCGAAGCGGTGCGCCAACACCTCTGGGGACGTTTTTATTTCTTAGGCAATTCCCTGCCGTAAAATACATTTCCGATTGTAAAGGCAATCACCGTGCCAGAAATCAGATAAAACATCATCCTGCTGTCGGGATTCTCCAGAACCCATACTAAGCCGCACTGCGCCAGCAGTGTTCCGAAGAATACCACCGCCCAACGCAGCAAACCACGGCGGATGTAGAATAACGTCCGTTTCCAGTTTCTCATGGTTTCACCTCCTCTCCCTGTTCCAGAGGGATGATGTTGTTCGGGTCGGACACATCGTAGCCCTCATACTTCCGCAGGAATTCCTCCACCGCTTCTCTGCGACATTTCAGCTGCCCCAGCTTGAGAAACGGCAGCAGCCCCGCATCCTTCAAACCATATACTCTGGTCGCGTTGCATTTCAGAATCTGCGCAACTTCCTTTACTGTGTAAAGCATCGGCTCCATAAGAACACCTCCTTTTAGCGACCTCTTTTTCACTTTGCTTGACATTTTCAGTCTATTCACTTTCTTTGTTAATTAAAAAACAGCAACACATGAAAAATCACACCCATGTGTATTCTATAGCAACCATCTGCTGAAAATTTTGTCTTTTCATTAAAACACATACAATATATTGTTAACAAAAATACTTTCAATCAATATGTTGTATCTTTCCATAAAATGTGATATAATCGTCACATACCACGAAAAGGAGGTGAAGTTCATGGCAAATACCAAACAGACCAGCAAATCTGTCGCTTCCACAGCATCTAAAATTCTGAAAGACGGCAGATACAGCAAGGCTTCTAAAAGCGTTGCAGGCAGTGCCTTGGCACAAACCAAAAAAACTAAATAATTTTACCAGCTGAGCAAGGTGCCTTAATGCCTTGCTCTTTTCCGTATTCAGAGAAAATCTCAAGAAAATCTAAATCCAAGAAATATAGCTTATGTAAAGCGACTGCCTCTCGCAGATAAAATGGGTATTGTCCCGAAAGCTTTCTCTGTAAAGTTTCTCTTTTTATCCCCAATTCCTTGGCTGCCTGAGTGACAGTGATATTTCTTTGCCTAAGCAGATGCCGCAATTTTGTTTCCACCAATCTCACCTCCCTTAACTTGCGTCTTTGTCTGCAAAAAGCATCGGATCGATACCGATGAAAATACACACAGCCATAAATTCATCCGCTCTTAACTCTCTTTTTCGTCTGGTGTTCATTAAACTGTTGTAAAGCGAATTATAGGGAATGCCTGTTCGTTCCGATATTTTCTTAATGCTTATTCCTTTATCGGCTACATATTTTGCAACTTTTTCTGTATACATTTTTATCACCTTCCTCTCATTTACACCTTTCTTCCTTAGCTTGACATTCTTCTCCATCTTCCTTATGCTGAAAAGAAAAGGAGTTGATTTTATGTATGAAATTGCTACCTGGTTCACCGAATGTCCATATTTCAACCTGATTGCCGGTATTTGCAGCATCATCAGTACAGTCGCAATTATAAAATTTGTATGCCGCAGAAAAACAAAACCCATTACTTCAACTGACACAGCCGCAAAAATCGTAAACAGCCTTATTGAAATGGCAGAAAAATACACTGATTTCTGGTTATCCTTTGGCAAAGACGATTTAGATAAATTCCCTGATCTCGAAGGGCAAAGAATAGATTATTCTCATTCTTTTTTCATCATGATAGACCATTCTACGGATCTTCCAGTCTTTGCCCTTATAAAAACCAGTAAAGACATACGTCTATACGGTTGCTTAGATATGATAAAATCATCCTATCGGCTACTTACAACCAGTTCTGACACTCCTGCTTTGGAAAAACTCTTGGATTTGGCTTCCGCTGTTCAAGATTTGTCTAATGATGAATTTTCAAAACAAATCCTTTCTAAGCTTAAGAGTATCTAAAATTTTTTCTTTTTTGTAATTGCCGCTTTGTCCGAAAGCTACCCGTAAGGCAAGTACTGTGTCTAAACTGCTTTTTCTGACACACCATGCCAACACAAACCAAATCAAAAATGTTACCGCCTGCAGCAGTTCTTCTAATAACGGAACTGCTTTTTCTTTTTCTGTCATAGAATCACCTCCCCTTAGCTTGACATTTTTCTCCGTTACTCCTATCCTTGAAATACAGGCTGTTGCAGCAGCCGAGTACACAGGAAAAGAGGATTTTTATGCCGCAAAAAATAGATAAAACCGCAACTGAGATTTTAAAAATCATAAAAGAAAAAGGGACTCCTGTTTCTAGATCCGAGTTGAAGAACCACTTCCATGACCAAAATATCGACGGCACCCTTCGACATCTTTTAGAAAATGCCTATATCGAGGAAACCGAATACTTCAGTGGATATGATATAAACGGAAAGTCTTATTCTTTTGGTCGCGGAAAATATGTTCTAGGTATCAATGGGAAACTATATTTTGAAACACGTATAAAACAAGCATTTCTCTGTTACTACCCACATATCACCTCTACCCTTGCTCTGGTAGTATCAATTATCGCTTTAATAAAGCAATAAGGGCTGCCGCTAAAGCAATATGGGATAGAATAATCTGATACCTCCAACCGTTCCTATTTTCTTCCCATTGTCGTTTGATTTCTGCCACCCACTGTTGGTGGCTTTTTTTATGGTCCATCTTCTGCACCTCCCTTTAGCTTGCGTCTTTACTTACTTCTTTTTCCAGCCCGATTTGTAGGAGCATTCTCACAATCTCCGAATAAGAACATTTATTCTTTATTCATTGAATTATGTTGCAATATGTGATATAGTTTATTTGTAATAATCCACTAACCATTTTGAAAGGAGCGTTGAAAATGCAAATGATTCCTGTACCTTCATCTAACATCGTGTCTATTGGCTATGAGGAAAACACATTATATGTACAATTTCATTCTGGCACATTATATGCTTACTATAATGTACCAGAGAGTGTTTACCATGCCCTCATGACTGCTCCCTCACATGGCAAATATCTCGCAGCACATGTAAAAGGACATTATGCTTACAAAAGAATCGGTTAATCAATAACTATAAGAATAACAGCAGGACCATCAACAGTAATTTTCTTTTTCTCGTAAGGTTCTGCTGTTGTCTTTTCTACTCCTTCTCGTTTTTCTAGTTCTGTAACTAATTCAAATGTTTTAAATTTTTTCAGCATTTCGTTTTTTCTATCCGCTATCTTCATGCTGTATTTCTCTCATCCTCACTTTCCTTATACATAATCTGTTCTTTTGTCATATCAGGGAAAAAAACCTTCTGCATCTCCTCTACTTCCTGATACGTAAAAGGCGTTACTCCCTTCAATTTGTTGTAAAAGCATCTTTGAGAAATTCCAAGTCTGGATGCAATTACTTTTTTCTTAATTCCTCTTGTTGCAATTTTTTCTTCCATTTTCGGGTATACACAATTCATTTTCTCACCTCCACAATTTCCAAATTCGGAATTTATAACTTAATATTATATCCATTTTTGGAATTTGTTAACACATAAAATTAAAAAATATTTCCGTATTTGGAATTTTTATTCTTGACTAAGCGGAAATATAGTGCTACAATCTGCCTTAAAGAGGTGAAAGAAATGGGACTGGAAAAAATAAACGATATGAGAAAGCATATCGGAATGAGTATCGACGATTTAAGTGAAAAGTCTGGTGTACCAAAAGGTACTCTAAGCAAAATCACTGCTGGCATAACCAAAAACCCCAGCATAGATACTGTAAAAGCTATCGTTCATACAATGGGATTTACTCTTGATGACCTAGATGATTTTCCTCGTTCAAAAAAGGAAAACGACCTATCTATGGAAAACAGGGAGCTTATTAAAAAATATAGTAACCTTGATACACACGGCAAAAAAATAGTTGATTTTGTTTTAAACGAGGAATACGAAAGAAGTAACCCTAAAACAGAGATTCCAGATCTCGTGTACGAAGAATACGAACTTCCGAACAACATACAAAAGGCAGCGCAAACACCTGTGCCTTACACTAAAGACTAAACAAAAAAACTCCCCCCTGCGATACTGCCATATCACAAGGGGGAAAGAAAGTCGTTGCCTAACAACCCTCCAAGCAGAAAATATCACAATTCATGAATTTTGTCAAATTAAGGAGGATTACTTATGGTTGATTTCAAAAACGGTGCAGTTATAAAACTCAGCAAAACAAAAAACTTTGTTCACGAAGATGTTGTTCGTCCTTTATTTATAAGTGATGAGGAATTTATCGGTGAGTATCAGGCAATCAGAGATTATGTTATTTTTACAAACAAACGCATCATCTCTGTAAATGTCCAAGGTCTCACAGGCAAAAAGAAAGATTTTACAACACTTCCTTATTCTAAAATTCAAGCATTTTCCGTTGAAACCTCCGGTGTGCTTGATTTAGACAGTGAACTTGAATTATATTTTCCGGCTTAGGTAAAGTAAAATTTGAATTCACAAGCGGAAGTGATATTGTAACACTGGGAAAACTGATTTCCGAAAAAATTCTTTAAATAGTTAAAAAACTCCCCCTACCGTACCGCTAATACCATAGAGGGAAAAGAAAGTCGCTTACCAAGCAGCCTTCCACATCAAAAATATCACAATATGCAAACATTGTCAAATGATGTAAAAGGAGGGCATATTTATGGGAATGAGATTCCGCAAAAGTTTTAAAATCGCCCCCGGCGTAAAGCTGAACCTCAGCAAAAGAGGAATCGGTGTCAGTGCCGGCGTAAAAGGGGCGCGTGTCTCGCTCAATTCCAAAGGGCGTGTCACAAAATCCGTTGGCATCCCGGGGACGGGTATTTCTTATGTAAGCAGCAGCAAGCTGGGCGCATCCAAAAAGAAGGCAACCGCCAAGAAAACCTCTGCCAAGGCATCCACTGCATTTGCCGCAGAGAATCCTTCCGCAGATACCACCCCCACGCCGCCTGTTTCCGATAATTCTTCTCCCACCCCCGGCGGAAAGATGAACCCGAAAAGCATCCTGCGTTGGGTAATCTATATCGCAGTTATCTGCATCGCGACCCAGATCAGCAAAAAGCTGTGCTACCCTTCTATGTTCCTCGTTGGGCTGTTCCATCTGTTCCAAACCAGAAAGACACTCGCCGATGAACAGAAGAAGAAAAAATCTACGATTCGCACCTGCTGCTTTCTGGTGTTTACGGTGCTCGGATGCCTCGTGACAATACCCACACCCAATGTAGAAACCATCAAGCTAACCGCAGATGAGGACACCATGGACATCAACGAAGATCAGTTGATTTCCTTTACATACACACCCAAGGACGCGGATGCCTCCAACCTCTTACTTGAGCTGTCCGACAGTACACTTGCAAAGGCGGAGCAGACAGAGGACGGCATTGCCCTGCATACGCAGGCAAAGGAAGGCACCTTCACACTGGTTGCCAAAAGAGGTTCTGCAGAAAGCAACGAACTGACCTTCCAAGTCATTGATGAGGAAAAGGCAGAGCAGGAACGCATTGCCGCTGAAAAGAAAGCCGAAGAAGAACGCATCGCAGCCGAAAAGAAGGCAGAGGAAGAACGTCTGGCGGCGGAGAAAGCGGAACAGGAACGCATTGCCGCACAGCAGCAGAGTCAGGTACAGTCCCAGAACTCCGCTACGGTTTACGTCACCCCAACCGGCAAAAGATACCACTATAGCAGCTCCTGCAATGGCGGTAGCTATTCCCCCACTACTTTGGATAACGCTATTAAAATGGGGCTGACACCTTGTAAAAAATGTATTGGGTAATCCCCACTAAATATAAAGGTCGAAATCGACCCTATTAAAAAAATCCCCCTTCCCTGTTGACGCAGAGAAAGAGGATTCATGGCGGTATTTGTATAACCACCTACTCGCAATAGGATTATACCACAATACCGCCTTATTTTCTATACCTATTTTTCAATTAAGGAGGAATGCTTATGAAAGGCGGAACACGAAAACGTGGTAAAACATGGTCATATTATTTTGATACCGCTCAGGTCGGCGGCAAAAGAAAGAAAATCGAAAAAGGCGGATTCCGTACCAAAAAGGAAGCGGAAACGGCTCTGGCGAAGGCTATCGCGGAATATGAAAGCTCCGGACAGGTCTTTCAGCCATCCACCATCAGCGTCAGTGATTATCTGGATTTCTGGTATGAGCAGTATTGCAAAATGAATCTCACAGAAAATACGCAGCAGACCTACGCAACGCTGATCCACAGGCACCTGAAACCGCAGTTCGGTGCGTATTATTTAAAAAGCCTACAGGCGGCAGCCATTCAGGAATACATAAACCAGCTAAAGGCGCAGGGCTATTCCAAAGCGACCATACGCTCTATCTTTGTTGTCCTCTCTACTGCGATAGATTATGCTGTTCAACCTTTGCAGTATATCCGAGAGAATCCCTGTCGGTTTGTAAAGATAGGTACTGTCGCGAAACCGGTCAGAGAGCGCATCGTTCTGACGGATGCAGAATTTGACCGCATCCGGAAACGCTTTCCCGTTGGTTCTCGCTACTATATTCCGCTTATGATTGGCTGGAACTGTGGGCTGCGTATCAATGAGTGCTTTGCCCTCACATGGGACGATGTTGATTTTGAAAACTGCACGTTGTCTGTAGAGCGTCAGCTTATCCGCAGGAACATCAACGGCAATCTGGGGTTCTCCCTCAAAGAACCAAAGTACAACTCCAAGCGGAAAATAAAATTCGGGGAATCCCTTTACCGAATCCTCAAGGCAGAGAAAAACCGACAGCTTAAAAACGAACTGAAATATGGCGAATTCTACACAGTATATCAGCTTGTCGATTTTACGGACGAAAAAGGAGCGCCTCGACAGCGAATTGTCGGCACACAAAAAATCCTTTCCACAGGCGCGCGGCGAATCAATTTTATCTGCGTTGATGAAAACGGAGAGCTGACAACCAAAAACAGTTTTGCCTATTGCCAGAGAGTCATCCGGCAGGAGCTTGGAATCAATTTTGATTATCACAGCCTGCGCCATACCCATGCCACAAAGCTGATTGAGGCAGGTGCCAACGTGAAGGCAGTTCAACAGCGGCTCGGGCACAAAAACATTGTAACCACAATGAATACCTACGTTCACCACACAGACGAAATGGCACAGACCGCAGCGGATTTATTTGAAAGCGTTGTAAATGGCTTGCCACCCAAATGAAATTTACGGTGGCAAATGGGTGGCAAATCTCCAAAAACATCAACCCAACACCGCAGAAACGCTGATAACACAATAAAGAAAACATTCGCATATTTTAACAAAGCCTTAAGTTTCTATTCACACTTTGTCCATATTTTTACAGTATACTACAAAAGAAGTCGAAAGGACGCCCCCTTTTACTTCCGCCTGCAGTCCCCTTCCCCGAAAGGCTGCAGGCACCCCTTCCCCTATTGGAAGAAAAATATTGAAAGAAAAAAACAGACAACTACCTATATTTGGTTTATCATAGTAATATACCCTCCCCTTTACAGAAAAAGCAGCCCAAACAGGCTGCTTTTTCTGTAAAATCGAAATCAGGGCACCCACATGCAACAACGCAGAGCCCATCTCAAAAATACTTCGTATTTTTTCGTTGTGGCGCTCGCCAAATATCTGCAATAAAAAGAACAGCCTATCATGCAAGCATGTAAGCTGTTCTTTTTTTGCAGATGCTTGGCTCTGCGTTGTTACATGTAGCTCTTTCTCCAGATGGATGGAGCGAAAAGCATAATAATCGGGAAAATTTCCAGTCTCCCCAGCAGCATATCCAAGCAAAGCACAATCTTTGCGAAGCCGGAGAAGAAGGAAAGGTTTTCAACAGGCCCTGCCATAGCAAGTCCCGGTCCGACATTACTCAGGCATGTTGTAACCGCAGTCACATTCGTAATAAAGTCGAAATTATCCAGCGAAACCAGCATGAACGACCCCAGCAAAATGAGCACATACAGAATAATAAACCCTGTCACGCTGCGAATAGAATCCTCATCCACCTTATAGCCGTCCAGTTTAATCAGGTTAACAGAGCGCGGGTGCACAATATGGCTGATCTCCCGCCTAATCATTTTCAGAAGGATTACAAAACGCGAAACCTTAATACCGCCCGCGGTTGAACCGCCGCATGCCCCAAGAATTAGCAGGCAATACAGAAGTGTCTTAGAAAACTCAGGCCAGAGGTCGAAGTTTGCCGTTACAAAGCCCGTTGTACTCATAATTGCCGCCACTTGGAAGAAAGCATGGCGGAAGGCACCCTCCACTGTCGAATAATACCGAGAAATATCTATGGTAATCAACGCTGTCGCCATGCAGACAATGGCGATATAACAGCGCAGCTCCTCATTTTTCCATACATTCTTAAAATCCTTCATCAGCATCAAATAGAACAGGTTGAAGTTCACCCCGAACAGCAGCATAAATGCCGTAATGACATATTCAAAATACGCACTATTGTATTCCGCAATGCTGCTATTTTTTACAGAAAAGCCGCCTGTCCCCGCTGTCGAAAGGGCATGCACCACGCTGTCAAAAAAGGGCATTCCACCTGCAAACAGCAAAATCATCTCCACCAGTGTCAGTACAATATAAATCGTATACAGGATTTTTGCTGTCGATTTTACCTTTGGCACCAGCTTGGAAACCAGAGGTCCGGGTGCCTCCGCCTTCATCAGATACATCGTGCGCTCGTCCCCAAGGGGCATAATTGCAAGCATAAATACCAGAATCCCCATACCGCCAATCCAATGCGTAAAGCAACGCCAGAACTGAATACTTTTCGGCAGAGTTTCAATCTCCTGCAAAATGCTTGCGCCCGTTGTGGTAAAGCCGGATACCGTTTCAAAAAAGCAATTTACATAGCCCGAAATAGAGCCGCTCAGATAAAACGGCAGTGCCCCCAGAACGGACATCACAATCCACGAAAGTGCAACCACAACGAAGCCCTCTCGCCCATAAATCCGCTTATTTTCCGGCTCACGGCTGACCAGAACCGTCCCTACCATCAGGCAGGCGATAATGGTTGCGACAAATGCCGATGCCGCCTTTGCCTCCTGATACCATATAGAAACAAAGGCAGGCACTGCAAGCAGGGCAGCCTCTATTCGTATGATATTGCCCAGAATATAGGCAATCATATTAAAATTCATAACCCTTCACCAAATTTCAATCTATTATTTTAAAATATCCTTCAAGTCCGTCAAATGCTTATTTCTGGTAATAATAATCACGCTGTCATCCACCTCAATCATGTCATTACCGCCCGGAATAATAACTCTGCCATTGCGGATAATCGTTGCCACCAGAACCTCGCTTTTCGTCTTCAAATCCTTGAGCGGCACACCCACTACGCTGGATTTTTCTCTTACCTTGAACTCCAATGCTTCAATTTGCTCATTTACCAGCTTATGCAGCGTTTCTACGTTACTGCTCCCTGCGGAATTCTGCATCGCGCGCACATAACGGACAATATTATTTGCCGCAATCATCTTCGGCGAAATAAAGCCATCAATATCCAGCGCATCCAGAATTTCATCAAAGGAAATACGGTTGATTTTCGCAATCACCTTGGAAACCTTTTTCGCCTTGGCATAAAGCGCAACTACGATATTTTCCTCATCCATCCCCGTCAGGCAGACCAGAGCATCCGTCTTTTCCAGACCCTCCTCCTGCAGAGTTTCCTTATCCGTCCCATCTCCGTGAATCACAACCGCTTCCGGCAGCGCCTCACATAGATATTCACAACGCTTATAATCCAGTTCGATAATCTTTACGCGCACATGAGAAAGAATCAGTGCCTTTGCCAGATAATACGCCATTCTGCCGCCGCCCAGAATCATGACCGATTTTACCCCCGTACGGAACAGACCGATGGTACGGAAGAATTTTTCAATCTCACTATGTGATGCGGTCAGGTTGATTTTATCCCCTGCCTGCAATACAAAGTTACCGTTGGGGATATGCACCTCTCCTGCTCTCTGCACCGCGCAGATCAGAACCTTTACCTGAAACTCCTTATAAATCGCCCATAGAGGCATCCCATCCAGCACACTGTGGGGCGGAATCTTGACCTCTACCAGCTCCACACGCCCTCTCGCAAACACCTCGATTTTCAAAGCAGAGGGGAAGCGCAAAAGACGCAGGATTTCCGTTGCCGCCGCAAATTCGGGGTTTACCGTCATGCTCAGTCCAAGTTCTTCCTTCAATTCGTTAATCTGCTCATAATATTCGGGGTTACGCACACGGGCAATCGTATGCGGCACGCCCAGCTTTTTCCCCAGCAGGCAGGCAAGCATATTTACCTCATCCGCGGAGGTTGCCGCAATCAGCAAATCTGCCTCAGGCACACCTGCTCTTTTCTGGACAAGCATGCTTGCGCCGTTCCCCTCCACACTCATAATATCCATCGTATTGGAAGCATTATTCAGAACACTTGTATTATTATCAATTACAATGATGTCATGTCCTTCACCGGAGAGCTGTCTGGCGATAGTGCCGCCGACCTTACCGTCCCCTACGATTACAACCTTCATGCTGTATCCTCCTTATCCTTTAAGGAAATTTCCTGACATTCTTCAATCCATCAAGCTATCATATCACTTTATTCCCAAAATGTATATACTTATTAAAAACATTGATAAAACAAGGTGTTCTATATGTATTTTTTATTTCTACACCAATTTCTACACCAATTTTAAGTTTTTTTCTATTGCTTCGATTTCCTCCAGTTTGGATTCATCCGTTACATGAACATACAAATTCATCGTCATTTCAATTTTGCTATGACCTAGGATTGCTTGCAGCGTTTTAGGGCGCATACCACTTTCTATACATCTCGTAGCGAATGTGTGCCTTAGCAAGTGAATTGAGAACTTTCTCATTCCCAATCTATTGCAAATAGCATATATTCCTTGATTATACGCTGACTTTTGAATTAGATTTCCGTTTTTGTTCAGAAAAATATAATCTGCATACTGGATTGGAATAATTTTGTTTTGAGAATTCTTCTCTTTTTGACTATATAAAATATTGACAGCTTCTTTTGTAAGCGGTATCTCCCGATGCCCGCTTTTTGTTTTAGGTTCTCCGATTACAAATCCTTTCTTTGCGACCTCCGATGCACTTCTCTGTATTTTTATTTTTCGATTTTTAAAATCTACATCAGACCACTTTAACGCAATCAATTCTCCAACCCGAATCCCGGTTTGCAGCACAAACGCATATCCATTATAAAATGATGATTTTTCTGATTCTTTTAAGAAAGTTTTTTGCTCATCAACAGTTAGTGCTTCTCGCGCTTCTGTTTTTTTACCACCAGTTGCTTTCACATTCCTTCTTACAGGATTTCTTTCTATTAAATAATTTTCGACAGCACATTCAAAAACACTCCACATTAAATCTCTATGCACCTTAATGGTAGATGTCTTATGCCCTTCATTCATCATATTTAGTACTTTCTGACAATGAATCGGCTTTACATCTTTTAATTCCATATTCCCAATAATTGGAGAAATAGAAAAGCTCCACATACTTCTGTAGTTTCTTTCTGTTATAATTCTTATGCTATCTCCCTTTACTTCATTTATCCAGTAGTCAAACCACGCATCGACTGTTGGAGAGTCAGAAAAGAACACATCACCATGTTCATCCTCAAACTGCGCATCTGCCATCCATGCCCTGCACTCCTGCAACTTGTGAAAGTATTTCTGTTTTCGTTTTCCAGATTTTGTTGTAAAACGTCCTGTATACATTCCGTCTTTCCGTTGGATGATACCAACGCCTAATTCTTTACCTCTAAGGTCTTTTCCCATCGTTACACACCCTTTCATTTTGAGAAAAGCCCCATACAGCGTCATATTACCATACAGGGCTAATTTCTGTCTATATCTCAACAGTATTTTCAATAAACTTGTCAAATTCCTTTCGCTTAATGAGTTTCCTGTTACCGTTTGTAAGAGCAAAAGTGCATCTTGGGTTATTCGCAAGTTTTCTGAGCGTTGCCGTTCCGATATTGCTATAGGCGGACGCTTCATCAATCGTCATTGTAACTTTCTGCCAAATCGGCACCTCTGGTTTCGACATATCCTCAATCCTTTCTATTTTCTTATAAATCTTCCTCAAAATGCGATTCACCGTAGATGATGATATTTTCATCGTGTCCGCTATATAATCAATAGGGGAACCATTACTGGATAGTTGAAATACCATCATCTCATCCTCGGTAAAATTGGCGTTCTCGATAATTTTTCGCAATTCTGGCTTTGTCAAATCTCGCAAAGCCAATTAAGAGTACCTCCTTTATGTATCCTCATTAGACCAAAGCAATTTCTTATTTCCTTTCTTGTCGGTCCGAAAAATGGTATCCTCAGTCATTTCGATTCCAATTTCAGCCTTTACTACTTCCTCGATATCATCAAGCGAAAGATGCTTATCACCGACATCTGCCCATAATTCTTCAAAGGCAACTAACGCTTTGGCGCATCGTTCCGGACCGAAACCAAATTTATCATGCAGAACCAACAGCATAACCAGTTCCATTTGAGAAGAAAGCCCTCTATCAATGATTTTCTGCATATTTTCAATAGCTTCTGTCTTTGCTTCTTCAATGATTCTTTTCTGCTTCTGATACCGTTTTTTCTTTTCAATCTGATTTAGATTCATCTTTTACACCAACTTCACAAACCACGGAAAGAAATTTGTCCACCCTTTTCTGCGCTTCCGGCGGCAGATTTTCGTAAAAGCTAATTTCTTTGACTTGGTATCCACATCTTTCTTTCATTCTCTCCATAGCCTTGATGGCAAGAAATGCACCGTTGATAGCTACATGATATGCAGCAGGCAATCCACTTTCCTCGTCACGCGCGTCATGGTCTTTCTGGTAAGTAATCGTATGTCGCAGCAGAGCAGCTAACAATCTATCGTCAGAGATATTTCTCCATGCCTCAATTCCTTCCATGCCGTATTTCTCAACGGCAAATTCGCGTACCCTTGCTAATGGCTCTAAAATCTCCAATGGCACAAGGTTAAGCTGCGGTTTCCCTTGGTCCGATTTTACGATTGGCGTTTTCATAAATCTTCCTCCGTTCTGGTTTTTATCAGATACTCATTTCTTTTATCTTTTCCAATTCTGCATGAACAGTTTCCATAACAGAATCATCCACTACTCTTTCTTTCTTCTCCCTGCCCTCAATCAGAAGTTTGCTCTTTTCGTCAAACGCATTAGAAAGCTGCTTAATCCTATCCTGCATTTCTATTCTGACGGGATTTTCATTATTAGAAAGCAAATTCTGTGATTCTACGGGCAACTTTGCGCTCTCATCTTTCTGCATCAACACAAGCCGGTATGACCTCTGAAAATTGCTCATAACTACTGTCTCATTATATTCTTCATCCGTAGCCCAAATATGTAACTGCTCCGGCGTTCCGATTGCACTCTGGATGATGGCAGGCAGTTTCAAAAATTCCTCGGTATATCGGTATCCGCTGTTTCTAATCGCCATACTGACTAACGCCCACGCTTCCATTTCGTTCAATTCCTGCGGCTTGCTGACGGAATGAACCATGTCAACCAACTGCCCGATTGTCGGTGCAAATCCGCTTGTGTCAGACAGGATATAGGATTTCAACGCAACCGAAATCTGCTGATATGTATAATCTGAAAGCATCATTTCCCAAACCTCTGTTGTCTCTGCAATATTCGATGGTCTGAAATTCTGGAAACAGTTATACATGATACGCAGGATTTTCTTGGTTTCCTCTTTTGTCAACGAAATACACCCCCTAAAAATTCCAGTTTACATCACTACTGGAAGCCTTCCCAATTTTCTCCCAAACAATACCTTGATATCCGCTTGAAATGCTTTCATTTATTGCTGTTGCTACTGCCGCATCGCCATGTTGCATAGATTTCTCGGCAATGGTTTTCAGCAGGATACGCAACCCACGCTCCTTATATTTGAAATTGCGTTCTGCCTTATAGCCAATCCAGTTCTGCACTGATTCCAGAAGATAATCGGAAATAGCAAACTCGGAAACCATGTCATTCAGCATATCCGCAGAAGATACTTTCTTTACAGAAACGGAAGGAATACTTTTCGGTTCTTCTTCCGTCGGGCAATCGTCCGCACTGCCTCTAACCTTATTTACCGTATTCATAACGTAACGCCTAAAATCATCAGACTTAATATGCTTTGCGACATTCTCAACACCGACAAGTGTTTTCTCCGATTTGCTCCAATTATACTTGTACCATTTGAGAATCAAGACTTCCTTTGTTTCCGCACAGTACCGAAGCACACCATGCACATCTTCAAAACGTCTTATCAGCCTTGAAATTGTATCCTTCGTGTATCCTGTATGGTGCGACATTTGATTAAAGCTTACCTCATAGCAGCCGCAGATATTCGTCTGTGGGTTTGTCAGAAGATAAGCATAGAAATACTTATCCTCTGGTGTAAAATCGTCCTCGACCTTGCTGTCCGTCCAAAACGATATGTGTAAATTCCTGTATATTGCCATAAACAACACCACGCTCTTATTTATTGTTGATTTTCTCGTCAAGATTCATCCTTTGTCCTTCTTTCCTTCAAATAGCTATAAACACCATAGGGAAACCAAAGGAAAACAATCCATAAAAAACAAATAATCGGTTTCCATACGTTTTGTGTATAATCTTCAATGATTATGCTCAGAAAAAGACCGTACCCTATCATTATGTATGCGATTATCAAAATTGCCAAAATAACCATTCCCATCACTTTTCCCTCCTGCTTCTCTCACACTGCCTTAACGCTTTGTCAGTTCATACAAACAATGCTTTAATGCAGCCATTATTGTGTAATCTAAAATATTGATGCTCTGCGGCTTATGCTCTTTCCTGTAGGTGTATTTGAAAATCTCGCTTTCCAATGCACTTTGCAGCTTGAGCGGCTCTAACGGATTGCCTATATCATCCAGATATTGCATCTCCATCCTCGCCTTGTATTCTCGCAATTCCTTCAATTCCTCCAGCCAGTCGGCAAGCTGCTTATTTTTCTCCGCCTCCTGCTCTGCGACCTTTTTCGCCTCTGCTTCAAAAGAATTCTGCGGTTCAGCACTTGTATTCCCCCTGTATTTCTCCGCGGCTTCTCTTGCATACTTAATTGTTTCATCAAGCGTCACATTCATCACTCCAATCAATCGCCTGTCCGCAATAAGGGCAAAATTCATACATATTATCTGGTATCGTATCGCCGCAGTTTTTGCACTCGTATTCCGGCTTATCGCAAGCCCCGAGTACGGTAACAGGCTTAATCGGCATTTGTTTTCTAATTGCCTCATCTGCAATATCTATCATTTCTGCCCTCTGTTGAGGGATAATGCTACCTCTCGGTCTTAACCCATGTAATACTTCTAATGCTTTATCAAGATTCATCGTTCTCCCTCCTTCGGTTTCTCGCACCGTTCAAACTCGATAACCCACACCCAAGGATTAGCGTCCCATCCGTAACGGTCAATGTCGGATTTCTTGATGGTGGAATCCCATACATCGGGAAAACCAAGTGCTGTTGATGTATAATCGAAACATCCCTCTGCTTCTGCATCATCATCTGTCATATCCTGCAAGCGTTCCACCCGAACATCCGTAACCCTCAACCAGATACGAGCCGCTTCTTTCGGCATGTGTATGGATGGGTGCCATACACAATGAAAATCGTTATCATCTGCCTTGTAATAATATCTTTCTTTTTCATTCATCCAAGAACCTTTACACCATGTTTCCCGAACATACAGAATGTCTCCCGGTTGGTACGGCAATTTGTAAAATCCTTCGCCGTATCCATCGGCATACACCCCCCTGCAAGATATACAGCCTTTTGGTGTAAACATGGTATACCCCCACATCGCATCATCAGGGATAGCACCTTTCACAATCCGCCGAGTGCAAGTCTTTCGTCCATCCAGAATCGCTTGTACCATTTCTGTATTAAATAAAATCGGTTTAATTGCCATTTTGTCATTCCTCCTCAATCGGTGTGTTCCAACATTTTATACAGTTCGAGATACATCCGTCATCTCTTTTGAGTCCCAATTCGTTTACACACACTTCCGGAGTTCCATCATCCTCCATTAGTGCATTTGGGTAGTGTTCCAAAAACTCTGTCAGTCTTGTTTTCTGCGGATGTTCCTCCGACCATTTTTCTACAATAGAAACTGCAATCTCTGAATACACTCTCTGCAAATCGCCACAACACAAACCAGTTGTATTTTTTTCACTGCCAAGTGGACAATTAGCGCAACGAATACTGCACTTTTTCGTCATTCTATTTTTTTCTTTCAAGAATTTTATTGCGTCCATGTTTATCCCTCCTGTCCCCATTCTTCGTTACACCATTCATCAACGCCCAATTCAAGCCACTGTTGGAAATCGTCCAAAAAGAAATCTTCTAAATTTTCTCTGTTAAAAGTACCTTCTTTCCACTTGGTTCGTTTCCAGTCATTAACAACCTTTTCGATAATACCCATGATAAAGATATCTTGCGCCAGATAACTTTCAAAAATATTCGTGTGGTCTACTGTTTTATTTTCCATTTCTATCACTCCATACAATTCGGGCAGAAATGTTCCCATTCGCCCTCATTCTTTTTGCAATCTCGTATATTACTGGTACGGTCACGCCGTTCCCTGCCTGTTTATATAACTGGCTGTCACTGTTTACCAATTCAGCCCTATCGAAATATTCATCCGACCATCCTTGCAGCCGAAAGCATTCTCTCGGTGTTAGCTTGCGGATAGCAATATAGCACTGATATTTTTCGTACCAAATGGAATAAAACGCCATTCCGTCAGGCGTTGAAATCATAACTCCGTGCCGGTCCTGTCCGGTCAGAGTAAACATTGGCTCTCCATTTCCCTTCGTTCTTCTGCCGTTCTGTCTTTTTTCTGCTCTGTCCGGAGTGAGTACAGGAACGCAAATGCCACTTATTTCCTTTCGCCTGTTGCAAATGCCTTTATTGTATCTCGCTTGCAAGCAAAACGCCTTATCATAAGTTTGTATTCCTGCACTTTTTGACATATCGCAAAATACAGGAATAGGGATATATGGACTCAATCCACCGCCATCCATTTTAGAAAGTGTCGGAGAAATACCATCCACATCATATACACGATAACGATTCGGATTGTCTCGTTTTACACTTTTTATATTCCCGATTTGTTTTATTTGAACACTATTTTCTCCGTCTGCTCCTTCGATAGGAAATACTTTTGCGGTACTTCTCCCTCTAAGATGTCCAATAATGAATACTCTTTCTCTGTTTTGTGGGATGTAATCGGCAGAGTTGATAATCTGCCACTCTGCATCGTACCCGCATTCGTCCAGCGCAAGGAGAAGTTTAAGGAAGTCCGTTCCCCCATTAACGCTAAGTAGGTTTTTAACGTTTTCAATGAATAGGTATGTGGGTCTATCTTTTTCTTCGAGGTCTTGCACAAGGCGCATAACTCTGAAAAATAGGCTGCTTCTTGCTCCGTTAAAGCCCAGTTGTTTTCCTGCGACACTAATGTCCTGACAGGGGAATCCGAAACACCAGCAGTCTGCTTTCGGTATGTCCTCGGCGAAAATCCGTCTAATGTCATTTGCATACCATTCTCCATGCCTGTACTCCTCCTTCCCTGCTTCTGCTACTCTTTTGTTTTTCGGCAACGTTCTTATGTACTCTCGCTCCTGTTCTGTCATAAGGTGCATAGCTGTGTATCCGGCTACTGCAAATTTATCAAATTCACAGAATCCCACACACTCATGTCCTGCTAGCTCCATCCCTCTGCGGAAACCACCGATACCAGAGAAGAAGTCAATGAATTTCACGAATCCACCTCTCCTTTCATCAACTCCATAAACTTCTCGTACTGCCTCTCTGAAATCTTGTTGCCCCTCTTGTCCGCTCTAATTTCGATTGTGAGGTGCTTTTCGGCAATATGCGATAATTCCTTCGCAAGATTCCTTCTGCCCTGTTCCAAGCCGTCACGATAGCCCTTAGCGGCTTTGTATTCCGCAATCTGCGATTTCCCCTCGCCCTGTGAGCCGCTTGTCTTGTTCCGCAGCTGATAACCACCATCAGCATATTTCTTTATCCAGTGCTGTTCGGCATCGTCCAACTCGGTATCCTTGTAAAGCATGAAACCGATTTTCCATCCGTACTGGTTTGTTTCCGCATCATACAAGCCATGTTTTTTCAGTGAAAGGTCGATATGCTGATAGCCGACAAGATGTTGCGACAATCTGGTAATAAGGTGTACTGCTTGCCCGATGTATGCGTATTTGAATCCGTTTTCATCAATTCTTGTGAGGAAATAAATTCCGCTATCCTCATTCAATTTTGGATTTACTTTCAGCAATCGTTCCTTGTTTTTCTTTTCGATAGCCTTCGCTTTCTTGAATTTATGATAGTCCATCTTTCCACCGCCTTACAAGTGAAGTTGCATTTCTTCTTTCTTAACAAGCATTTCGTCTTTTGCTCGTCTGTAAAATTCCTTTGAAATTTCAAACCCGTATGAGTTTCTTCCCATTTCCATTGCCGCCCTTAGTGTCGAACCACTACCAGCACAAGGGTCAATCACGATGTCCCCTTCGTCCGTAAAAATTTCAATTAGTTTCTTAATCACCGCTACGGGTTTCTGCGCTGGATGAATTTTAGGAATCTCTTTTCCGTCCTTCTCCCATGCGAACCAATTAAAAATCATCCGTCCTGTGCCGCGAATATTCTTCCCGTTCTCGTCCTGCTGACACCCGTTTCTAAACTTTGGCAACCTTCCCCGATAAAATACAAGGGCGTATTCTGTCGCACCTACAATACGCATATTCGCCTTCAAAACCTGCGGACTGTAATTCTTACAGAAAACCAGTGGTATGTAGTTTACAAAGCTATGTTTCTTAGCGGCATTGATAAGCGTGGGAATCTGCTCAAAGCTGCAAAACACAATCATACACGGGCTGTTGCTGCTTCTGCCACGTGATACGGTTTTCGTATCTTCTTTCTTCAACAGTTTGCTACAAAAATGAAAATACTCGTACAGATTGAAATTAAAATCTGTATTAAAAGCGGCTTTTCCGGCAAGTTTGCTTTCGCCGTTTTTATTGTCCCCACCCTTGTACCACATTGGATTACTACCGTAGAAATTCGTACCCACGTTGTAGGGTATATCAGCAATAACAAGTTGCGCTTTGGGGATGCCGTACCGCTTATAATTCTGGAAATTGTCATTAAACAATTCCGTTTTTATGTTTTTCAAATCCATTCACCTCCCCGTCAGAACGGCAAATCGTCATCTTCAATGGTATTGTCGATGGGATAGAAACCATCGGCGTTGCTCTGTGATTTCGGCGCATCACTTGTCTGCCCTGCACTGCTGCTTGCCACTTTACTCTCGGCAAACTCGAAAGATTTCACGATAAAGGATACCGTGTTCTGTTTCTTCCCTTCCCTGTCAGTGTATTCATTCTGCGCAGCTTCGCACTCAAGGATGATTTTCGTACCCTTCTTAACAAATTTATCCATTGTTTCCGCCGTTTTGCCGAAAGCAGAGATATTGAAAAAGCTCGTTTTCTTCTTGTCTCCGTATCCGCTTTCAACTGCAATGGAGGTTCTTCCGACCGCCAGAGGATTAGCGGACCGCGTGTATCTGAGTTCAACATCTCTTGTTGTTCTGCCAACAAAAATACATTTATTCATTTCTGCTTGTCCCTCTTTCTTCTAAAGTATTCATTCTTCCGGTAATCCGCCTGATTTTCGATGAACGCCTTCTTTTGCATTTCTTTTTTATTTTTCAAATGCTTCTGATTCCAAATCGTGAATATCTCGCATTTTGAATGACATCCAGCGTTCCTTCCTTCGCATCCATAGCAGGGGCAAATGCCGTCCTTTGCCTTGATATTTGCATTTAAGGAAAACTCATACCTTCCCATCGCTCAACCACCACCCGTCATTACGCCCTGCAACGTACACATTCGCCGCAGGACACGCTTTTTTCATGCGCTCGATGAATTTATCGGAATCGGCATTATCTGCTGACAGATGGCACATTATGACGTTCTGCAAGGAATCAGAATTATTCGCCCTTACAAACTCACAAGCTGTTCCAATCTCCAAGTGACCGCCGAAAATATGATTCTTTTTCCCCTCGTTATCTGGATAAATCATATTCCTGTCATAATTCACGCCGAGAAGAATATGGTTTATATTTTTGAACCGCCATTTGACAATAGCCGTATCAGTGATATAAAGCATTCTTCCCATTTTTTTGTGCATAATCAGAAAACCGAATATCGGGCAATCCGTTCCGTCTGCATCTGTGTGTGTCCATCTGCCGCCAATCGTTGTAAGGTCAAACGCCTGCACTCTAAAACCAGAAATATTTTTCAAGCCGATGTCGCTTTCGTTTTCATACGGCTTTAAAACAGGAACACCCATTCTTTCAAATTCATTGACCGATTTTGAGTGGTCAGCGTGTTTATGGGTAACAATCGCACCGACAACATCAGAAATTTTCCAACCGATTCCTTTCTTAATTTTCTTTTCGTTCTCCCCCAAGTCCAAAATAAGAATCTCTCCTGTGTCTGCAATAAGTGCGTGGCAATTTCCGCTTGAACCCGTTGCTATCGTTTTTAGCAGCACTTTCGCACCTCCTAACGATTATTCAATACCATCAACATGGTATCTTCCGTATCCACTACTTCTACCACTTCCGATACCGTTGCCAAATCCTGCAAGATTGACAATGTTTACAATCTGTTCCAAAGAGAAAGCGTTTTCGGTGTACTGGATTGTAAATGCAGCTTTCCAACCGCTAAATCTGTTAAGGTGTACTAATACTGGAGAGCCTTTTTTGGGAGACATCAGTTTTTCGTCAATATGATGTTCTGCAAACTGAATTGGTATCAAATCTCCCTTTGCGATAATGTTTACTCCTGCATTAAACTTCGTTGCGTATGTATCAATTTTGTTCTGTACAACAGCCTGTCCGAAAGATTTTTTCAGACCGAACCCTGTAATACATGGTGCGTTTTCTTTTAATGCCTGTAATAGTCCTTCTTCCGAATAATCTTTTGGCTTGCCGTTGTACCAGTGCATAGAAGTGATGATTGCTTCCCATTGATTAGGCTTTGCTGTGTCTTTCGCCTTATCCTTACGCTTGTCAATCAAATCCTTTGCGCTTACATCGTTCATTTTATTAAGAATCAAGTCTCCATCTCCTGCGATTTTGATTGTTGCGGTTTTGATGTTTAAGGGCTTGATTTCGATTACCTCTGTTTTAGCCATTTTTGTTTTCTCCTTTCATTTTTGTTACTGATAGAACACTTTGTAGGCGATATAATATTCTGCATTGTCTTGTATTTTCTTTTGATTTACTGTTCTTTTCTTTAATATGCTGGCGGTATCATACCGCCTATAAAATGCTCTATCAGCGTGTTCCTATAATCAAGCGCTTAGCAAGTGAGATAAAGTGTCCTATGTTGCGCTTTATTTTCCTGTTTTATTTTGACCTGTTTTTCGATGTTTTATAAAAAGCTGTTATATAATAGGTGTTATCTCACCTGTTAAACACTTGAAAATAGGTTGTTTTTTAATATGCTGTCTGAAATTTTCCTGTTATGTTCTGTTTTATGCTATATATCAAACAGTGATTAAATCAATCTGCTCAAATACCTGTTCCAACTCGGAAAGTGTCTTATATTTCAATCTGAAACTTTCCAATTCTGATAATGCTCTTTTAAGCAAATCTTCATATTCATTCTGATTTTTCAGAAAAGTCCTTGTCGGCTGATAAACAGTATTGGACGTTCTACTTAATGCTCTTACTGGCGGCGCATCTTCGCTTTTAGGTTCTACATACAACATCCTAATGACATTGCCGGCTTGTATTGTTCTGTATTTCTCGGCAGCTAAATCATTGTCCCACTCAAAGCATTTATGTAATTCTGAATTTTCATCTCTTGCAAAATCGAGAATTGCTTTCGGGGTAACCTGTTCCAAAGAAGAAATCTCTCTGTAACATTCATTTGCATCGGCTTTAAAAATACCGTCAACTTTCCATTTTACGTTTTCGTTCATCATCACACCTTACTATCCTGCGGAAATCGAAATACTTTTGGATAATTGAAAGCGAAATAATATTCACTGCTTTTTGCCTGTTTGTAGTTCCCGTATTCCGTCCTCAACTCTTCCATAGCCTTTTCTGCTTTTTCTTTTGTCGAATATTCGGCTAATTTCCAAATAGTATCGTCATCGGAATTTACTGCATAAGCAATAATCGTCATTTTATAATCGTAGTCGATTGCAATTGCAATCTGTTCATAAGGCAAATCAACCCTTCCATTCTGACTAATAATTCTCATATTTTTACCCCCTTACCAAAAGCCAAATTGCGCTCGCTATCGTAAGAACAGGAGCAACAACAATGCAAACGAAAGCAGACAACGCAGAAGGTTTGTTTTCCAGAACATAATAAGATAAATCCCTATTCATACCTTTTTTCTGATTTCTAATGTATAACCAAACAGCCCTACCAGATGCAAGGATGAAAATCATCCAGACGGCAATCGTTACTTTTATAAGAATCACTGTTTACACCTCCTGCACGATTTCCCCATCAATGATGTTTTCCTCGTCAAAATCAACAGAATTTGCACTTTCCGCAACATCATCCTGTGTCCGACGGTATGTATCATCCAATTCAATTTGTGCTTGTCTTGCCATCTGGTCATAATTTTTTGGGTATTTCCTTGTTGCGTTGTTGCACATTTTCCGCTGAATCATGCTCTCTGGCGTATCCAGCCATGCGCCGCTGATAAACTGCTTTGCGATTTCGCAATCCAACATATCATCAACCGTGCTGCACGCTCTCAATGCGTTCAGAATTTCGTCCTTCTTGGCTTTGATTTCCTCTTTCTGTTTATCTGTAGCCTTGTATCTATCGGCACAAATGCCGAATGTAGCGTTCATCATATTCTGTTTAACGTGTGCCAACAAATTAACCTTTACGCTTGCCCTATCTGCTGTCAGATAAGTTACTGTGCCATCCGTCAGTTTGACAGGATACACCACACGAACCGCCTTATCGGATAATCCGTTTTCTTCCCACTCTGGCGGTGTCAGTTCCAAACCCTTATGTTTGGGTGGGATATAGGTATCTCCTTCTTTGACTACCCAATATGGATAAACTTGTTCGACATCCTTGCCGTAATGAGAAAGAAGGGAATCGTATCCTGCACCCTCAATACCCATTTCAACAACCTTTACCCATTCGTTCCCACGCTTGACGTTTCTAAGCTGGAAATAACACTCTCTCGGATATGCCGCAGGGTTCAATTTCAGCCCTGCGCAGTTTTCAACGATACCCCTCAAGTTGCTTGTATCAAGAGAGTTCATGTTTGCTTTTCCATCGTTCTTCACGAGGTTGTAAATGCTCCCGACCGCCTCCATAGCGCATTTTCTGGAATACTCATCAAAAATCACGCCGCAAGCCTCGTAATCTTTGGCAATCAATCCTGTAATTTCGTTGCTCCACCGGCTTAATGCTGTTGTAAATTCCTTCTTTTCTGTCAACTGTGTATTTTCAGCCACGATTATTCCTCCTCGCATACTTCATAGGTCTGCTCAAAAACATCTGGTTTACAGGGGTAAAGCTCTCCCTTCACGCCGCGAATCACATAGTCCCCAACACTCACATGGTGTGTCCCCTCTAATGTATCAATATAGAGTTCAATAGGCGGTTTTTCTCCATCCTCACTATCGTAGTGCATGATGCCATTTTCAAAGGCATTTACAGCCCAATCAGGGACATAATATTTACCATCTGCGCCTTTTAAATCTCCATCATATTTAAACGCTTCAATTACCACAGGCTTCTTTCTATATTTCATAACCATCACTCCACTTCCTTAATTTCTCCATTTTCCAACCGATACCATGTGTCCTCTTTATATGTATCCCCATCAATCTGGATTGCTTTGTAATTGACGATTTCTCCTTCATTGTTTCGCTCCACCATAACAATCAAACTTCCGATACCGCCTTTAGCTCTGCCACCGTTTTCAGAAACCATGATAGAATGTTTTCCGCCTGCCAGTGTAGCGTTGTCTCCGCCTGCCAGTTTAGCCCAGTTTCCGCCTGCCAGTGTAGCCCAGTTTCCGCCTGCCAGTTTAGCGTTGTCTCCGCCTGCCAGTGTAGCCCAGTTTCCGCCTGCCAGTTTAGCCCAGTTTCCGCCTGCCAGTGTAGCCCAGTTTCCGCCTGCCAGTGTAGCGTTGTCTCCGCCTGCAAGTGTAGCCCAGTTTCCGCCTGCCAGTTTAGC